TGTACAGATGGTGCAGAACCTGGAAGGTATGGGCTTCACGGTTGTTCCCTTCGGACAGGGCTTCAAGGATATGTCCCCGCCTACTAAGGAACTGATGAAGCTGGTGCTGGAGGAACGGATCGCCCATGGTGGTCACCCGGTTCTGCGGTGGATGATGGATAACATCTTCATCCGAACGGACCCTGCCGGAAACATTAAACCCGACAAAGAAAAATCCACAGAGAAGATTGACGGTGCCGTGGCCACGATCATGGCTCTGGACCGGGCGATCCGCTGTGGAAATGATACCGGTGCTTCGGTCTATGATGACCGAGGCATTTTGTTTTTATGACAAAGAAAATGGGGGCAACGTCATTAACGTTCCCCCCACAAAAACCATATGGTTCTTTGATTCCGTTACAAGAATACGCTTTTTAGACCCAAATGTCAATGTTTTTTGCATAAATAGAATTAAGGAGTGATTTCTTATGGACCTGTTTACAAGTATTTTCAGATCCAGGGATAAGCCTCAAAACAGAACAGCAGGAAGTGGTTACACCTTTTATCTTGGTTCGACCACATCCGGAAAGACTGTCACAGAACGATCTGCCATGCAAATGACAGCCGTTTATTCCTGTGTCCGCATTCTCGCAGAAGCGGTGGCGGGATTGCCGCTCCATCTGTATCGCTATAACGGAGACGGCGGTAAGGAGAAAGCCATTAACCACCCGCTGTACCGACTGCTCCATGATGAACCGAACCCGGAAATGAGTTCCTTTGTGTTCCGGGAAACCCTTATGACCCATCTTCTCCTTTGGGGCAATGCCTATGCCCAGGTGATCCGCAACGGTAAAAATGAGGTCATTGCCCTGTATCCGCTTATGCCCAACCGCATGAGTGTAGATCGGGACGATCATGGGCGGCTTTATTACACCTACTACCGTGGCCCGGATGAGGCGATCAAGAATAAGGAGTATGCCGTGACGTTACAGCCGACCGATGTGCTGCACATTCCCGGTCTTGGCTTTGATGGTCTCGTGGGCTACAGCCCCATCGCCATGGCGAAGAATGCCATCGGCATGGCTATCGCCTGTGAGGAGTACGGTGCTAAGTTCTTCGCCAACGGCGCTACCCCCGGCGGCATCCTGGAACACCCTGGCACCATCAAAGATCCCCAACGTGTCCGGGAAAGCTGGCAGTCAGCATTCGGCGGTAGCGGCAATTCCAATAAGGTGGCCGTGCTGGAGGAAGGGATGAAATATACCCCCATCTCCATCTCACCGGAACAGGCTCAGTTCCTGGAAACCAGAAAATTCCAAATCAATGAAATTGCTCGAATTTTCCGAGTGCCGCCCCATATGGTTGGCGACCTGGAAAAGTCGAGCTTTTCTAATATTGAGCAGCAGAGTTTGGAATTTGTGAAATACACCCTGGACCCCTGGGTGGTTCGGTGGGAGCAGAGCATTCAGCGAAGTCTGCTGTCTTTTGAGGAAAAGAATCAGTATTTTGTGAAGTTCAATCTGGAAGGACTGCTCCGGGGCGACTATCAGAGCCGTATGAACGGCTATGCTATCGGTCGCCAGAATGGATGGATGTCCGCCAATGATATCCGGGAACTGGAGAATCTGGATCGCATTCCTGCGGAAGAAGGCGGCGACCTCTATCTCATCAATGGCAATATGCTCCCCATGAAAGATGCGGGCACTTTTGCAAATACACCCAACGACAGCGGAAAGGAGGAAGATTCCAATGAAGAAGTTTTGGAAGTGGACGAATCTGGCAGCGACGGAGACGACCCCGGAGGAACGGATTCTGCACCTCAACGGTACCATCGCCGAGGAAAGCTGGTTTGACGATGATGTCACACCCCAGGTTTTTAAGGATGAACTGATGTCCGGCACCGGCAATGTGACAGTCTGGATCAACAGTCCCGGTGGCGACTGCGTGGCTGCGGCCCAAATCTACAATATGCTGGTGGAGTATCCCGGCACCGTCACGGTCAAAGTTGATGGCATTGCCGCCTCCGCTGCATCCGTGATTGCCATGGCAGGTACCAAAGTGCTTATGTCTCCGGTGTCCATGCTTATGATCCATAATCCTATGACGTTTGCTTTCGGCAACGCTGCCGAAATGGAGAAGGTCATCACCATGCTGGACAGCGTCAAGGATTCCATCATCAATGCCTATGAGATTAAGACCGGCCTGTCCCGGGCGAAGCTCAGTCACCTTATGGATGCGGAAACCTGGATGGATGCCAACAAGGCCGTGGAACTGGGATTTGCTGACGGTGTTCTGAACCGGGCAGCAGAAAACACCCCGGTAGAGCCGCCTGCGGTGTCTATGCTGTTTTCCAAGGCCAAAGTGGTCAATTCCCTCATGGAGAAAATTGCACAGAAATGTGCCATTGAACCCAAAACCACACACGAACAGAAAACCAAGGCCGACGACCTTATGGATCGGCTCAACCTGATTAAAAATTGGAGGTAATCATTATGACTATTATGGAACTGCGTAACAAGAGAAACCAGGCATGGGAAGCTGCAAAGGCTTTTGTGGAAGCCCGCCGGGACAAGGACGGCCTGCTGTCTGAAGAGGATGCCAAGACCTATGCTCAGATGGAAAAGAAGGTCCAGGACTATGGTGCAGAGATTGAGCGCATGGAGGCAATGACCGCCATGGATGCCCAGCTGTCCAAGCCTACCTCTGCTCCCATCACCAATCAGCCCATGAATGCCAACCCTAGCGCTGAGAAGCCCAAGACTGGCCGTGCTTCCGAGGCTTATGCCAAGGATATGCTGACCGCCATGCGCTCCAACTTCAAGCGGATCTCCAATGTTCTGCAGGAAGGCGTGGATGCGGATGGCGGTTATCTCGTTCCCGAGGAGTATGATCGTCGGCTGATCCAGGCTCTGAAGGAATCTAACATCATGCGTCAGCTGGCAAGCCGCATCACCACTGCCGGTGAGCGTAAGATCAACATTGCCGCCACCACTCCTGCTGCCGCATGGATCGAGGAAGGCGGTGCGCTGACTTTCGGTGACGCCACCTTCGACCAGATCCTGTTGGATGCCCACAAGCTGCACGTTGCCATCAAGGTTACTGAGGAACTGTTGTACGACAATGCTTTCAATCTGGAAAGCTACATCATCACTCAGTTCGGTAAGGCTCTGGGCAATGCGGAAGAGGATGCCTTCCTCAATGGTGACGGTGTCGGCAAGCCCCTGGGTATTTTCGCTGCCAACGGCGGTGCCGAGGTCGGCGTGACTGCTGCCTCCGCTACCGCTATCACTGCGGATGAAATCATCAATCTGGTTTACTCTCTGAAGCGGCCCTACCGCAAGAATGCCGTCTTCGTCATGAACGATCAGACCATCGCTGCCCTGCGGAAGCTGAAGGACGGTAACCAGGCATTCCTGTGGCAGCCCTCCATGCAGGCCGATGAACCCGACCGCCTGTTTGGCTACCCCGTGTACACCTCTCCCTATGTTCCCACCATTGCCGCCGGTAAGCCTGTCATCGCCTTCGGTGATTTCAAGTATTACAACATCGGTGACCGTGGTACCCGTTCCTTCTCTGAACTGAAGGAACTCTTCGCCGGTAACGGCATGATTGGCTTTGTGGCCAAGGAGCGTGTGGACGGCAAGCTGATTCTGCCCGAGGCCGTAAAGGTCCTGCAGATGAAGGCAGCTTAAGTTAGGAGGTGGCAGTGATGGATGATCTTCTGACAAAAGTAAAACAGAATCTGATTCTGGAGCATACGGCAGATGATGCACTTTTGCAGGGTTTCATCACTGCCGCCGTTTCTTATGCGGAAAGCTATCAACACATTCCAGCCGGTTCCTACAGTGACGGCATCATGCCGCCCACTACGGAACAGGCCGTCATTATGCTTGCCTCCCACTTTTATGAGTCGAGAGATGGCAGCACAGGCGGCTTCTTTGCGGATAATGTCCAGGCATCTTCGCAGGTCTGGACAACCGTTAATTTGCTTCTGCGCCTCGACAGAGAATGGAAGGTGTGACCATGAGTATTGGAAAAATGAATGGTTTTGCTGACATTATTTCTGTCAAAACCAAAGCAGACAGTGCAGGTTTCACCACCTTTGAGGACACCATTGTTGCTTCTGTCCGGGTATACCGGGAAGGCAGACATGGGTCCCAACGGTGGGCAAATCTGGCGGCTTTCTCGACAGCTACGGATCTGTTCCGATTCCGGGTCATACCGGGAGTCTCAATCACAACGGATATGTTCATTGTCTGCGGCGGCGACCGATTTGAAATTACATCTGTTGAGGATGTAAAAGGCCGGGGTATGTATAACGAGGTTCTTGCCAAAAAGGTGGTGTCTACCGTTGGCTAAATGTGATGTAAAAATGCCGGAAGAATTTCTGCTGCAACTGTCTCGTTTGGGAAAGGATTTTGATTCTATCGCTGAGTCGGTTCTGGAAGCCGGCGGTGAAGTGGTGCTGCAAAAAGTGCAGGGTAACCTTTCCGCTGTGGTAGGTGCGGATACGAAATATGACTCCAGATCCACCGGCGAGTTGGTTGGCTCCCTGGGACTTTCCCCGGTAAAGGTAAACGGAGATGGCAACCACGATATCAAGGTTGGTTTTGCCGAACCTCGTAAGGATGGCGGCAGCAATGCCAAGATCGCCAATATTCTTGAATACGGCAAGCACGGTCAGCCTGCAAAACCCTTTCTAAAACCCGCAAAGACAGCCTCCCGGAAAGAATGCATCAGCACCATGCAGCAGAAATTTGAGGAGGAGGTACAAAAACTATGAGCATCTTCACAGATATGGATTTTGTGCTAAAAGACCTCGGAATCCCTTATCAGACAGGTGTTTATAAGGGCAACGCGCCAGACACCTACCTGGTGATGGTGCCGTTGACCGATTCTTTTGCTGTCCATGCGGATAACACTCCCGGGTATGATATCCAGGAAATTCGGTTATCCCTGTATTCCAAGGGCAACTACCTGGCCCATAAAAATAATCTCATTCAGCGGCTTCTGTCTTTTGGAATTACCATTACAGACCGCAGGTATTTGGGTTTTGAAACAGAAACCGGCTATCACCACTATGCTGTGGATGTAGCCCATTATTATGAAATGGAGGAATGACCTATGGCAACAATTGGTCTGGATAAACTGTTCTATGCACCCATTACGGAAGATACGGAGGGTCTGGAAACCTACGGCACCCCCGTACAGCTGGCAAAAGCCATTAGTGCAGATTTGTCCGTAGAACTGGCAGAGGCTACCCTGTATGCAGATGACGGTGCTGCGGAGGTGGTCAAGGAATTCAAGAATGGCACTCTGTCCCTGGGTGTGGATGATATCGGTGCTACGGCTGCTTCCGTACTGAGTGGCTCCACCATCGACAGTAACGGTGTTGTGGTCTATTGCAGCGAGGACGGCGGCACTCCCGTGGCTATCGGCTTCCGGGCAAAGAAGGCCAACGGCAAGTACAAGTATTTCTGGCTGTACAAGGTCAAGTTCGGCATCCCCGGTACGGCTCTTGCCACCAAGGGCGACAGCATTACCTTCTCCACTCCCACCATTGAAGGTACGATCCTGCGCCGGAACAAGCCTGACGATAACGGCAAGCACCCCTGGAAGGCTGAGGTTACCGATGGTGATTCCAATGTCACCGCAACTGTCATCACCAACTGGTACAATGAAGTGTACGAGCCCACCTACGGTGCAGCCGCACCCGTCGAGGCTTAAGGAGGATCTGAAGTATGGATATGGAACGTAGTGCCGTCATTACCATTGGCGGCGAAGAATATGCGCTGATTCTGACCACCAGGGCCACCAAGGATATCGCTGCCCGGTACGGCGGTCTGGAGAACCTGGGCGATAAGCTGCTGAAGTCTGAGAACTTTGAACTGGCAATCTCCGAGATCGTATGGCTCATCACCCTGCTGGCAAATCAGAGTCTGCTGATCCACAACCTTCGCAACCCCGACTCCCGGCGACCCCTGCTGACGGAGGAAATGGTGGAACTGCTGACCACCCCTGTGGAACTGGGTGATTTCAAGAGTGCTATCACCGAATGTCTTCTGAAGGGTACTCGCCGGAACATCGAAAGTGAGGCAGACACAAAAAACGCGGTAGTCGAGTAAGTGACGGAGAGTTATTTACTCGACTTTTTTATTACGGCATCGCCCATCTTCATCTGAGCCAGGATGAGGTGTGGCTGATGCCCTTTGGCTTGCTCCTGGATCTCTGGGAGTGCCACAAGCAGT